TTATTCATTTCAAATACGGTGTTATCAACTGTAAGTATACGAATGGTAATATCTCCTTAAACTAACTTAACTTTATATAAAATATTTTATATTGTCAAATAATAAATAATAATGTCAGCCACGATGCTACCAACATCTGCTGACTCTATCGCTTTCAAGGAGCAACAGCATTGAATACTTATTCAACTGAATATTATGTGTATGCATATTTAAGAACAGATTATACTCCATACTATATTGGTAAAGGTAAAGGACGGCGGGCATTTCAACCGCACAAAAGACGAAATAATAACGATCTGTGTCCAAAAGATTCTTCTAAAATAATAATAATTGAAAAAAATTTGACAAATATCGGAGCGTGTGCAATAGAGCGACGACTGATTCGTTGGTATGGTAGAAAAAATAATGGAACTGGTATATTACATAATTTAACAGATGGGGGTGATTCAGGTGGAAACGGAGGGTCGAACAAAAATAAACCTATGAGTGAAGAACAAAAAATAAAAATATCAAAATCTAAAAGAGGTGTTAAACGAGGATACAGCCCATTAAAAGGTAGAAAGATGGCTCCTCGTAAAAAAGAAAATAAAAATAAAGGATTATCTAATTCCTTAAAAGGAAAAAGTTGGTCGTTGATTGACGGTAAAAGAGTTTGGCAATAATTCTCACTGTCTTTCCTTAACAAAATTATAATATAATTCGGCAATCGCAACCTGACCATCAGGATGTGTATGATAGCCTGGGTCTGGACCCGTTAGCGGATATTTTTTTGCAAAATTTCCCAAAGCATAATTTTCTGGTACATAATATTTTTCAACAAACCATTGCGGCATATCACTAAATGTTTTGTCATGAATATAAGTTATCCATGGATTAAACAAAAAATTTATATTAAGATTGTGTAATCTCCAAAGACCACTTTGTAGAACCCAAGTATCTACTTGACTTTTCCAATGCGCATCATATAAAAATGCAGTATAACCTTCAACCGCAATTCTTGTGTTTTTATCAACTTTAATAATTCTGTAATTATGCGGCAAATTATCAATGACACTGAATAGTGTTTCACTAATCATTGTGTAAGGATGGGAACTGCCATAATTAAAGTTTTTCAATCCTAATGATGGATTATATCCAATCTGATTTTCTGGATATGCACTGTGATTAGGGTTGCCATCCTCAATTTTTTTAAATTTATTCATTGGAAATTCAATGCGGTCTTCGGTAGTGCTTGCAATAAAAACCCAATCTGCGCCATCTTTAATTGCTTCATCAATTTGTAATCTGATTACATTATTGCCGATTCCTTGACGAGCATATGACACAAGTTCTGCACCAAGTTTAGCAGCAAGTATTTCACTCCAATGTGTGCCACGATATTCAGGCAAATTACTTACTGCACTAAAACTGCAACCACATACCGCTATCTTCATTTATAAATGCTCTTTTCTTGTGTAAATGGATATTTTGCTTCTTTATAAAATTGCTTGCGTTTTGTAAGATGACGTTTTGCAAATTTACAATCTGCTGTTATGTCCCAGATTTGAACAAAGTCTTTGTCTTCTGCTTTTCTAATACCGCGTCCAATAGATTGGATAACTCGCACAAAGCTTTTTCCTGGTTCCAACAATACCAGATTAAAAATACGAGGAATATTAATACCCACAGCAGCAACTCCATAGGTAGCAACAATAATCTTATCGCTAACGTCTGCAACTTCATCATAATGTTCTTTGCGGTCATCTACTTTCATATCCCCATGCACAAACACACTGTTAGGTAATCGCGCAACTAATTCATCACCACACTCACGACGATCAACCAGCACAAGTGTATTGCCGCTTTTAATAATTTCACCAATCATATTTGCAAGATGATCCAAACGCTCACGGTTAGTGGTGAGATATTTAAGTTCAGCTTGATAGTTTTTGAAGTCACTATACTCAACAGTTTGAACAATGTTCACATGGCACTGACTTAGCACACCACGCTCTTGCAATTCAGCAGCACTTAATTGATTTAGCACTTGACCAAATGAAACAAGTAGTGCAGCGCGTTCAAATTGTTCTTTAGGAATCGTGCCTGTTAAACCCCAACGAATAGGAACATCAGCAAAGTGATCTGTCAATAATGCTTTAAGAACTTCTGCTTTTGCTTGATGCACTTCATCAACAATGATAGCAACAACATTTAACATTGATGACCATTCTTCACTATCTTTGTTTTTCTTTAACAGATTGTTTAGGCTTTGCCATGTGCAGATAGTATGTGTGCGACCTAATTCTTTACGGTCACCAAAATAAACACCAACATCTAATCCAAGATTTATATAATCTGCTTCTGTTTGTGTAACAAGACTTTTGTTAGGAACAATTACAATAGTGCGACCATACTTTTCTACACTGTATGATAGTGCCGCTGTCATGATTGTTTTGCCAGCACCTGTTGCTACTTCTTGTATGCCTTGTGGATTTTGTAAGAACTCGTTTACAATTTCAACTTGATAATCACGCAGAACTATTGGCTTGCCTTCTTGCGAATGACCTTTTGGCCAGTTTTTATTGCTAAATGTATTTTCATTGATTGCATCAAATTCCAATTGTTTCCGTGCTGCGCGGTGATCTTCAATTTCAAAGTCCCAATTGCGATCTTGCAACCATTCTATAATTTCTGGTAGTAGGTTGATATATGTGGAACCACCAAGTTGGAAGTAAGCAACCTTACCATCCCAACGACCTAACTTTACACTTGGCAGATGACGTGCATAAGGAACTTCATACTTGAACTTCGCAACAAGTCTGCGACGAGTATCCGCATCGAGTCCTTCTAATTTACAATTGACTTCATCACGTATAATAATTTTACATAGCATTAGTGGTAATATAATATGAATAATATAAAATTGCAATAAAAAAGCAGCGATTTCTCGCTGCTTATTTTTTAGGATGTATCTCTAAAACTTTTTGGTAGGTTATCTTACCGCCACCAAATCCATATTGCAAATCAACTAAGCGTTTGGCACTTGCCTGATCATTTGCATTTACTGTGAGACTGAATTGAAGAGTTGGGGTGTGGGGTCTTGTCACCACACCTTTTATTTCATATGTTTTCAACGCGCCCCATTCCTCATAACTGTAATTTCAGCAACACGCTGCCAACGGTTGCCCACGCTCTTCTTAAGGTCTGCCAGTTTCAATGCTGTGCGAAGTGACATTTCACGGAACTTCTTAGCATTGACTTTCATGAACTCAAGAATTTCTTCTTCTGCGCCTTCATTAAAATCGTAGTCACGGAACAATTCACCGCTTTCTGCAATTTGACGAATACGAAGATATTTATCGTGTTCAGTGTCAAGGGTCAAATCAACATAATGGCAACGTGACTGAATTGCTTCAAGGTGATCTTGCAGTTTCTTAGAACGGATATTCTCAAACTTCAAGTTGGTAATGAAGATAACGCCACCCTTGAAGTCAAAGTGATTGGGGATACCTTGCTTGTTAAGCAAGTTGCTGTCAGCGTTCCAGTGAATAGTGCGGCGTTTGCCGCTGTCAAGTGCAGCTTTCAGAATGTTAAGTGACAATTCATCCATCAACACGCTATCGCAATCGTCAAACACAAGCACATTGCCGCTATCGCTATACTCATACAGTTTAGCATACAGACCAAGTGCAGTCATAGCACCCTTGACAACTTGATATGATTTGCGATTAGCGACTTCATCAAGCATGCTGACTTCGCTAAGACGCTTGTGAACGCCATATGACTTACCAACGCCAGGCGGTCCAACAACGATCATAGCACGAACGTCACCTTCCTTGACGGCGGTGGTCATGTCTTCAAGGATTTCAAACCGCTCTGCAATACGAGTGATGATTTGCTCGTCGGTTTCTTTTGCTTTTGGTGTGGCGGTTTCTTGTGTCATTGTTGGCGCTTCCTCTGTAGTATACTCAATTTGATGTGCGCCGTCAAGAACAATGCGGCAACGCTTGCGATTAAAAGGCACAGTGCCGTCAACGGAAATATAACCACCACGACCAACTTTTGTAAATGGTGTAAGCAACGGGAATACCATATCTTCAACAGGCAAGCCATTGAAAGTGCCAGACTTAACACGCACGGAATTAGACATCTGTTTTCTCCATCAACAGGTTATATTAGGATATTATCACAAATTTAGGGGTTGTCAAGCACTTTTTTACAGTGCGCCAGTCCAACGAACACGGTCAAGGGTGCCGTCAAGGACATTGCCACGTGCGAAGTTTGTGGCAGGTGCCCGCCATGAAGCAGGCTTCAAGATGTCGCCAGCACGGAACTTTCCACCATCCTTCTTAACCACGAAGGAATGAACTGAATTGCGCTGAATAACCTTGAAATATTTACTGCCTTCCTCAATACGGATTTGGCTGTTGAATTCATCAACCATCAGTTGCTTAATCTCGTCTTTTCCACCAGTGGAATTTACCATCCAAGAAAGATAATCAGCCTTGGCTTTTTCAATAAGGGCGGTGAGACCAGATTGCATATCCATGGTTATCTCCATCAGTTGACTATAATTTATAATAACACACTATTGGGGGTTGTCAAGCATTATTTGCAACAAACATAGCGTCATCATACCGCTCGTAAGCCATTGATAATTCATCATAATTTTCATCGCTAGGCTGCGGAAGTGGGTCATTTTGGTGGATGCGGGTCCATTCTTCAGCCAAAAATTGCTGAATTTCAGGGGAATTTGTGTCGATTTGGGTGTCAAAATCTTGACGCTTATCCATGACTTTCTCCATTGGTTATATGATATAATAACATAAATCACAAAACTGTCAAGGATTTTTTTATAAATAATGTTAAAAGGAGACTATAATGGCAGTAGAACAAATAAGAACATTCGTTAGACCTAATACAAGTGTAGAATTTAAAGAAACTGTATTCAGTGAAGAAATTACAACATTAACGGATAATATTTATAACAGTTTTTTAGCTAATGCTACGTTAATTGTATCAAAATCTATAAGCGAAGACGAGTTAACCTTGACCACTACTGAAACTTTTGCTAATATCCAAATTTTTCTAGGATATCATCAAGCACATGATACAACTTTGTTAGCAAACAATTTTTCACTTACAAATACTGTTTTTTCAATTAAGCATCAGTATTTTCATGACAACGGAATTACGTTCGCACAAACAAGAAATTTTAACGCTTAATCGTAATTACTTCTTGGATAACGTTCGCGATAGTGTCTTTCGCCTGGTTCTAAACTACGAGCCAGTTCAACATAATCTGGGTTCTTGCTATGTAACCATGCTTCATGGTCAAAACGCCAGTGTGGATTTGTAGGATGTGGTTTAAATTGTGTAAATGCGCGATTTAACTTATCTTCTGGATGAAATAGCGGATCAAGAGTTGCAATGTAATCCGATTTTGCCCACCAGAAATTACCAGCAAAATGTGGCCATGGTTCAGTATTATAATTTGTGCCAACTACTTGTGCACCTTCATCAAGTGCTTCAACATTATCTCGCCACTGTTCAATAGTTGCCCAATTCATATAATCGCGCCAATCACCCACATTAGGATCGCCCCAACGCAGCAAACCTTTAAGGTGAATATAACAGATATAATATGGTGTTTTTCCAAGTGTAGGATTATTAATGCCGTTTTCTTTTGCTTGTTGATGCAAATAAGTTAGCGTGGGCCATTCATGAAATGCAGCATCTTTGTTAACACTAATAAGTTTTGTTTTCTTTTTTAATTTGCTTGCGTTCTTTTGTTGATCCCAAGCCTCAAATGTCCAAGGTTGACCATTCATACAGATATTGATTTCACTGGCAGCTTTTTCTAATCCAGACTTTTCAATTAAGTCCCATTGTTGGTCCATTACAGACTGCCATCCCGATAACTCATTACAATGCCAAAAAACTTTTATATCAACCAAAATATTGCTCCATTTTCTAATATTATATAGTAGTTGTAATGGGTATACAATAATTTTTTATGATAAATAATAGTGTAGGTCACGGGTTGCCGCCCCACCTACTCTATGTTATGAAGGAACACAGCGCGATGGTATTTACCAAAGAAAATCCGCCAAGCGGATATTACGTATATGCTTATATAAGAGCAAGTGATTTAACTCCATATTATATTGGTAAGGGCAAAAACAAACGTGCCTGGATTAAAACCAAAGGTGAAGTTGGTAAACCAAGAGATAACAAATACATTATTATTTTAGAGCACAATTTAACTGAAGTAGGAGCCTTTGGATTAGAGAGACGCATGATTCGGTGGTATGGAAGAAAGGACATAAAAAACGGAATATTGCGTAACAAAACAGATGGCGGAGATGGTGTTTCAAATTTATCGCCGCTTATTCGTAATAGAATTACACAAAATAATACTGGGTCTAAAAATTATTTTTACGGTAAAAAAAGAGAAGATCATTCAATAAAAATGACTGGAAGTAATAATCCAATGTATGGAAAAAGTCATAATAAAACTACAAAAGAATCTATAAAAAATTCTAAATTACTATATTATAATAAACAAAAAATTGAACAAATAGAAATTTTAGGTATTACTGAAATTGAATATGAAAAATTAAAAATTGAAGAGAATAAATTATATCAAAAAAATAGACAGAGAAAATATTACGAAGAAAATAGAAACAGAATACTTGAATATAAGAAAAATAAAAGAAAATTAAATGGTGGACCGCCGGGGTAACGATCCCCGTCTTGAGGCTTGCAAAGCCACCGTGCTCCCTTTATCACTAGCAGCCCACTAGATAATACTATATATCCTAACTTAATCCTTGTCAATAAAAAACCCCGCATGTAGCGAGGTTTTTAACCACATAACTTCTGAAAGTTATGGACTACTACTACGAATAGTAGCAGGGGGTAAGCTAGTTATAGGAGATACGAGCGTTGATAATACCCCTTCCCTATAATTTTATTTAGCGAATTTGCAATCCACCAAAAGTATTTTTCTTATATCCAAAGCCACGGTCCCAAAGATAGTGGCGATATTCAATTTCATAAATGTCTTCTGCACCAGCCATAAACTGTTCAAAGCGGCGTTGATAAACATCTTCGCATGATGGAAAAAGGTTATTCCAAATCTTGTTAATAGTTTTCATTGTTTTCTCCTCTGCACTGCACAAATACTTATACTATAAATGGTGCGGTGCAGCAAGAAAACAAGGGATTTTTAAGAAACTCTGGTATGCGTTTTACGCAGAGGTCTTGACACTCTTGACGACTTCTATGAATAATTGTTTGAACTCATCTTTGGCTGGCAAAAATACTTCTTCTTTAATCTTTAATCGTTCACGATAATTTGCGTATTTTTTTTCTTCCCACATATCATCTTGAGCATCAATCATTCGTTCCATTGAAGCAAGCATTTTTTCTAACAATTCATCTGTTGTCATTGCAATCTCATAGGTTAAAAAAACTTTGTGTGCGGTCAATCCATTCAAGAACTAAATCGCTTTCAATAAAGTTATCAATTCCAAATAGTATAGCATCTAAGCACTGTGGAAGTCTATTTGTATCTTTTAATTCATATAAACTTCTGTATAATCGCGGTTCATCTGTAGTTTTATATACAGCCGCTCGCAACCATTTATTTTCTTTATCAAATTGAAAATGCGCTTCACGGCAATCAAAACCAGCACTTGCTAATTGAATAATCAAACTACTCATAGTATAAACATGATACATGCCACTTGACATATTAACATTGACCATATTATGTTCAATATTGCTGCTTAATGATAATGAGTATGGAATTTCTACAATAAGCAATCCATCTTGACGAAGAAGTTTATGCCAATGAAAAAGTGTTCCCACAGGATTTAGTGCGTGATGTAGAGTATTATGACACCATATAAGGTCTTGTGGTGGCAGTTCAATAGTTGCAAAATCATCAAAACGCCACTGCATACCTGGCACTGTTTGTATTCCATAAGGTGGCGAACTGTCAACCGCAGTTACATTAAAATTATATCGCCTGCCTTCGGGACTTGTTAGGTTTGCCCACCATACTGCGTCATATCCAAGACCAGCACCCATTACACAAATATTTTTTATACTTGCAAGATAATCTTCCATGTTTGCAAGATGATTTAGTGTAACTAAACTGTGTTGATGGCTTTCTTGTGGCGTCATTTTATTGATTAAATCCGTATAATACTATATATTAATAGTAGAGGTTAGCCATGAGAATTGTAATTACAGGTAGTGAAGGATTTATCGGCAAGTATTTGTGCCGCTATTATAGCCAATATGGGCATCAAGTTATACCACTTCATCGTGGAGTATGTGATTTAGAAGATGCTGCCAGTGTGCGAAACTTCCTTAATGGCAATGCGTGTAATGCACTTATACACACAGCCCTATGGGGTCGCGAGTTTGTGCGTGATGATAATCCAGAAATTTATAACCGCAATTGGGCAATTTGGCAAAATCTATTAAGTAATCAACAGAAATACCAGAAATTTATTAATCTGGGAACAGGTATGGAATATGACAGCGCAAGAGATATCAGATATGCTGATGAAGATGATTTCTTATATGTTGAACCTATTATGCCTTATGATCGTGTTAAGAACGATATATCTCGTGCTATACATAATCTACCAGATTTTTATACCCTCCGCCTATTCGGAGTAACGCATTATACCGAACCAAATCGTTTCTTTAAACGGTTGCTCAATGATAGAGAATTTGTAATCGCACAAGACCAAGAATATGATTATTTTAATCTTGAAGATTTGCCGCAAGTTATTGATTTAATATTAGATAATAAAATCAAACACAAATCACTTAACTGTGTATATGGTCAAAAGTATAAATTAAGCGAACTCGCCAAGTTATTCTGCGATATTAAAATGTTAGATTATAACAAAGTTAAAGTATTGGCCGAAAGCACAAAAAATTATACTGGCAATGCTGATCGGCTTGCCAGTTATAATCTTCCACTACTTGGTTTAGAATTTGCTATGTTAGGCTATTAAACGCTGTAACATTGCGCTGTAATCTGCATAAACACTTTCTGCACTATACGCTTTATAAAGTGGTTCAAGCGGTGCAGTGCCTTGTGCAATGATTTCTTTAATACTCTTATCTTCAATAAAGATACTTGGTTGAATATTCCAGAAGTTGCGGAACTGGTGGCTTTTGGTCATAGCAATAGGACGACGAGCAGCAAGTGCATAATCTGGTGAACTTGCAATGCCAGCACCATCGAGGAAATCATAGAAATAGCAATTGATTGTATTTTGTGCAAGCCAATTTACAATATCATCTGTTTCCATAAGATCATGACTAAACTGAACTTCAATGCCAGGTTTTGTAATGATGCCTTTAACTTCTTGAACACGAGCATTAGCATTGCTGCCAGCATATCCATGAATAAGGTCTTCATAATAACCAAAAGGAATATGTAATCGCAGAATTGCTTCATCAAATTCTTCTTGCACTTGACGAGCAAGACGAGCAATGCCTTTGTGCGGTGGACCAAAACCTTGGAAACCAATAATAGGTTTAGGACCATCCTGATAAACATGTGTACTAGTAGGCGGTAGGAGTCGGTTAGTTATAAAGACACGATCATTACCTACCACGCTTGGATCGTCTGCAAGCAAATACTGCCATCCAGCATGGTTATCAGGATGAAACTCATCAGCTAAACGCTGATACATATCATGCATAATACGAACTTGTGGAACTGAAATCTGGCTGCGTGGTGTGGGATTATCCATCCAAGGCGTTGTGCCAGGTGCATAGTTATAGATGATAGCTTGTGGGTTAAATTGGTTCACAGCATCAAATACTGGACCCCAATCATCAGTATAAACTACTTTAAATTCATAATCAGGATGTTTAATAAGTGTATCACCAAGCAATTTGCCGATGATACCAATGCCGCAAGCAGCCTTGTAACCAAGAGTTTGTGTTACGAATAATACACGATTTTTCATTGTTGTGATGCCTTTACTTGTTCTTCAATCCAATGATAGGTTTTCTCAATGTCGCTGCGCAAATCTTGTTTAGGTGACCAGTTCAATTTTTCCTTAATAAGATTATTATTGCTGTTGCGACCACGAACGCCTTGTGGACCAGGTATATGATTGATGTTGAGATTTTTACCAGCAATTTCACAAACCATTGCTACTAAATCATTGATAGAAATAAGATAATCACTGCCAATATTGACTGGACCAGTAAAATCACTGTCCATAAGACGCATAACGCCTTCTACGCAATCATCAACATGTAGGAATGAGCGAGTTTGCAACCCATCGCCCCAAATATCAATAGTATCGCCATCATTAGCCATTGCTACTTTACGGCAGATAGCCGCTGGTGCTTTTTCTTTACCGCCAGTCCAAGTTCCAAACTCACCAAAGATATTATGAAAGCGAGCAACACGATTACGCATACCATATTGCTTATTATAAGCCATATAAAGACGCTCACTGAACAGTTTTTCCCAACCATATTCGCTGTCAGGGAAAGCTGGATAAGCAGTTTCTTCACGGCAGTCTGGATTTTCTCTATCCATTTGATTATGTTCATTATAAACACAAGCACTACTACTAAAGAACGCCTGTTCAATGCCTTGCTCGCGGCAAGCATCAAGCACATTAAGATTGATCTTTGCGCTATTGTTCATAACATCAGCATCGTGGTCACCAGTGTTGATATAGCCAGCACCGCCCATATCGGCAGCAAGTTGGAATACTCTATCCACTTTTTGGTCAATAATAAAATCAACTACTTTTGGATTGCGACAGTCGCCGATAAAAAATTCATCACATGTTGAACTACTAAACTCTGGTGTTTTTAAATCAACGCCACGAACCCAATAGCCATCCTCTTTAAGACGCTTGGCAATATGACTGCCGATAAATCCGCCTGCACCAATTACAATTGCTTTCTTATCCATATGTTTTATCCAATACTCTTTCAAAATCTTTTATATAATTTTCATTGCTCCATAGTTCACGGAACTCATTAGTAGGTTCTAATCCACGAGCAATCGCATCTTTTATTGTATTCTTTTCAGCTAACAGTTCTTGTTTCCAATTCATAGTGCGATACATATTGCTATCGCTTAATAACATAGGCTTCATAGCTGTTAAACCACTATCTACGCAGCTACTGATACCACGACCTGGCTGTGTTGCATACAAGAACATATTAAGGTCATTGTTATTCAAGAACTTTGCAAGACTGTATCTGTCTGGTATAAAATCGTGTGTGATATTGACCTTGACATTTGGTTTAGCAATAGCACGGCAATGGTCAGCAATGCTGTGAGCAAGACCGCCTGTCATATCAACATAAGCACCATATGAGATATTGATATTGACTTCAACAGGTTCATCAAATTGCTCATTGACTAATTCAATAATGCGTGGAAAGTTTTTGGTATGCTGACCAAAACCAAATGAACCAATCTTAAGCACTTCACCAGGCGGTGAATATGTAATATCATCATAAAAAATAAGCGGACGACCAATAGGGCTATGCGTTTCAGTTGCAGTGAATGTAGGGTCACAAACAAAATGATGCGTCATATGTGGAAATATATTATAATTATCATGTCCTGTAATTACATATTGTGGAATACCCGTCGATGCTAATACTTGTTCATTTAACCAAGGCATAGTAGATGGATGATGATTCCAAATAATACCATCTACAACATACTGGCTGTAGAAACCATAGAACTGTTCGGGTCCATTGACTTCTACTAACATAAATTCATATTTTTGCGATTGTTTTAGAATATTATAGGAGAACAAACCATAGGTATGAATCCCACAGTTTGTCTCGCTATTCATTACAATTGCTATTTTACGCATTCTTAAAACCAGATACCTGTTTGTTATTTTTGATATCGCTGATAGCAGTCTCAATAATTTTTACTGCTGGACTTGCAAAAGTAGTGCTACTAAAGCGGAAGTCTGCGCCAATATCAAGACCATAAGGCAGTGTATCTTCTGGTTTATGGCTAAAGTTTACAAATACTTTACTCTTATCAAGCAAGTTATCTTTGGTATTTGCATAGGTAAAAGGTCCGCTATTCTTACCAACAATAAGATTTACTTTGGTAGAAAGCAGAGAAATCTCACAAAGGTCACATGCAGTTGTAAACATATCATCAGTAAACATGATATTTTTACACTTTGTTTCAAACTTTTCAGTTGCAACAATAGTATCGCTCTTGTGATTATCAGCAATATACTCAATAATTTTTTGCATATTGTCCATGCTGCTTTGTTTGCTTGCAACAGAACTATTGCAGAACAAATAAACATTACCTACTAACTCGTCTTGAATTTCCTTAATCGGAGTATGATAATGGCTGTAATCAATTTGTGGAACATAATCCCACACATCGTCACTTAACTGCAGATCAATGCCAAATTGTTGACGCAAATTGTTATAACACTCACCAATAATGCGATGATGACTTATATAGGAAGGATGAGTATTAGCCCATAATCCCATATAACTTCCTACCCAAGTATTGATAAGAACAGTATCTTCGTCGCTACCAAAGCGATTCCACTGACTGATACCATCAAGAACCGCATTGTTATTTTCTTCATCAAGTTTTTGCATAAGATCAAGAGTTGCGCGTTCATCTTTTTTATGTGCATAATAAAAATTACTGTCAGGAAGTTGACGCTTGATATCGGCAACCCATCCTCGTGTAGAGAATAGGTCACCATAATGCCAATGATTAAAAAATACTATGTTTTCCATAGATTATCCAATAACCTGAAATGTTGGGCAAGGAACAACAAGCTTACCGCCCTTGGCAATGAAGTCGCTTTCACGCTTGACGAATTCATCCAAAAAATGCCAAGGAAGAACAAGTAAGTAATCTGGGTTTGCTGCTCGCATTTCTGCTTCACTGCAAATTGGAATATTAGTTCCAACAGTCTGCAAACCAAACTTATATGGGCTACGTTCTGCAATAGCAGTTACAAGGTCAGGAGTAATTCCAAACAATTGTAGCAGCGTGTTGCCTTTAGTTGAAGCACCATATCCATACACCTTTTTGCCTTCAATCTTTGCTTGCTGCAAGAAAGTAAGAACTTGTTCTTTAAGTGACCAGATATTATCACCAAAGTCTTTCCAAAGGTTTTCATCAGTGATATCCCACCATGCACTTTCATATGCAAGTGTGCTTTCAACACGAAACCAACAAACATCACGCACTTGCTGTGTAGCATATGTCTTTTCATCGGCTGTATCTTTTTGGAATGTTACACGGAATGAACCACCGTTCGCATCATTGAGTGAGCAATCACGCAGAACAAATCCTTCACTTTCAAATAACTTCTTGATACTGCGAAGGTCATAATAATAAACATGCTCATGGCAAATGTTATCAAACGCCAACTGCTTCAACATAAGTGGTGTATAACTCATTTGTAGAACAAACACACCATCGTCAGCAAGAATACTATGTGCATCACGAATAAATGGGCGCGGATCATCGAGATCATAGAACATAGCAATACAAGTAATAACCTTTGCCTTTGCATCGGGTCCAAGACCAAGACGATTCCAAGCATCCTTTGTAAAGAAGTCTTGAACTACAGTAGCATGTTTGCTGCTTTCTGCCAAGAAGCTATCATCAGCAGGATCAATACCTACCTTTTTCATATAATCAGGAACTTGACGCAGTAGTGTGCCGTCATTACAAGCAATATCAAGCCAAATATCGCCTTCTGCTGTCTTTGTGCGACTTGTTACTTCACTTACAACATCACCAAGTAGTTTAGTCATTGTTGCATTAGTTCCGCTGCGATACCAATACTGACCATACATCTTATCAAGTGGTGCAACGCCATCAAGACGAACTGCTCCAATGGACTCGTCAAGATAAAGATCAAGACTCCATGGTTTTGTTTCCCGCATTTCTGCGCCTGGTTTCATAAAATCACTTACATAGTGATCACCTAATTCTAAAATCTTTTTCATTGATTGTTCCTTATGTATAACTTTTTGCTTCTACGATAGTGCTATTACACTTTTTGTTGATAATTTGTTTGATTTGGGCACGACGAGTATTTGCCGCATATGTTGAACTTGCGATATGAACAAAATCCATATCATATGGTTTTTTGTCTTCGGTAGAACCATATGTTCTTGCAAGGTCTTCATTGCGCCAAATAACTTTATTGACCTCTAATAATTCTGCGATTTCTTGCGTCAAATCAACGTCCTCAAATCTTCCAGTAAGTGCGGTAAGTTCATTTAACTCACGTTTAATGTGATTAAGTTTATCAAAATCTGCAATCTCTTGCAATTTAATTTGAAGAATTGTAATCTTATCATACAATTCTCCAACGCCAATAGGAGCAAGAATCATACTCATCGTTTTGCTAACTCGTAATCAGTTGCACACATATCGTTTACAAGGTCTTGCAGTGTGTATTCTGGCTGCCATCCAAGAACTTGACGAACCTTAGAAGCATCACCTTGAATATTGACAACATCAACTGGACGATAGAACTCTGGATTAACACGAATCATAACTTCACCAGTTGCAGCATTGCGAGCAACTTCATCAACGCCACTGCCTTCCCAATTAAGTGTAATATTAAAATATTGTGCTGTTAGGTTACAGAAATCACGGATGCTGCTTTGAACGCCTGTTGCAACAACATAATCATCTGGCGTTTCATGCTGCAACATCATCCACATTGCACGAACATAATCTTTAGCATGACCCCAATCACGAAGAGAGTCCATATTGCCAAGTTCTAAAACCTTTTGCTTACCCAATACCATGTTGGCAAATGCCTTGGTAATCTTACGAGTAACAAATAGTTCGCCACGACGAGGAGACTCATGGTTAAATAACAAACCGTTGCAGCCGAAAATCTTATAACTTTCGCGGTAGTTTACTGTAATCCAGTAAGCATACAACTTGGCAGCACTGTATGGTGAGCCTGGATAGAAAGGTGTATCTTCTTTTTGTGGATTAAACTTTTGAATACCAAACATTTCACTGGTTGATGCTTGATAAAATTTAGTATCATTTTGCATCTTAAGGCTACGAATAGTATCAAGGATACGCAATGGACCAAGAGCATTAGTATCGCCAGTTAGTTCTGGCATTTCAAAAGAAACTTTAACATGGCTTTGTGCTGCAAGGTTATAAATTTCAGTAGGACGAACCTTGTCAATAAGATTGCGAATACTGTTGCTGTCACTCAAATCACCATTGTGAAAGTGAACTCTATCTTTAACATTTTGAATATTGGGATGGTCAAAGTTTGCGCTGCGACGAATTAGACCATGGACTTCATATCCTTTGTCTAATAACAATTCTGCCAAGTAGCTGCCATCTTGACCTGCGATACCTGTAATAAGTGCTTTGTTCATTGATAATTCCTTTGATACTGTATATATTGTTGATTATATGCGCATATAAATTTATGATATTGTGAAGTCTTCCATGCCTGCTGTTTTAAGGCGAACCAGATGACCTAACATAAAATTCTTACTTTCCAATGCTTTCATGATACCTAACCAACGATTACGCAATAGCGCAACTTCATTGATAATAGTTTCATAGTCAATAACTTCTTCTTCACCATCCACATACTTTTCTGCATCACGACTTGTAAGAGCACGAGCATAATGTTCCAAATATTTTTGGAAATGTTTGCGGCGAATTTTGCGAAGTTGAATATTTAAAAAGTTAAGAACTGCTTCTATTTCTTGTAATTGATTAAAACGATGCTCAGTAATACCAGGCAATCCACTAATATTTTTTTCTACAATTCCACCAATATTGATATCACGCTTTGCTGCATTAAGTTCAGCATCATAATGTGCAATAAAATCTGGAATAGCACTTATATCTTGGCTTACTCTGGTATACCAATTACTCATTCGTCATCAATATCTTCGTCAGATTCCTCTAAATCAAGATGTTCAGCAATAGCAGTTTGCATAATGCGGTCAACTGCCAAGTGTTGTAAATCACCATCAGTAACACCAAGATCAACTAATTCATTGATAACATGGTCTGCTGCAATTTGGCGGTCTTTTGCTGGAATATATTCCTTAACTGTTTGCCAAAATTGCACAAGTAATTCGCTTGTATCACTCATCTTCTACTATTTCCTTATTCATAACGGGAGTATGCTTATTATACTCTTCCATAATTATATCAAGTTGTTCATTTGTGAAATTCTTTCTGAACTCTTTGATAATCTCACCTGTAACAGGACTTGTATAAGTGAGACGATTGCCTTCTTTTACAAGAATACCTTCATCTTCAAACATATCAATAAGTCCACTATAAGGGTCCATTCCAGTTTCATATGGAATTTTAACTTGAACGCCTTCAAATGGTTTAGCATAACGTGTCTTCATGATTTTACATGCAGCACGAATACCATTTACTTCCGAGGTCTTGTTGCCATCTTCGTCTTCCTTTAACTTTAACTTACGCATTGCTACTACAATGGAACTTGCATAGATAAAGCCTTGACCACCACTAATTTTGTCATCTGGATCAAACATATCCTGCGATGCATAAGTGTGGTTGGTTGCAACCATACCAATATTATAACTGCCAAACATATTTACGCAGTTACGAACAAGTGCGGTCAGTGCTTTTGGTTTACGACCCATGTCACC